GCGCACTTGCATGGGGTGCAAGGGGTCGCGAGTTCGAATCCCGCCGCCCCGACCAGAAATTCCCTAAAGGTCGTCTATAGACGGCCTTTTTTGTTTGTGTCTGTCTAAGCAATCCCAATAACGGCAGGCCTTCCGCTCTCAATGTCGTTCGTAATAGTCCGTCTTCGTCCATATTTATTTGTGTACAGCTAGATGTTCTAATGTAGTATCTAATGTACATACGACGTGCGGCAATCCAAAAATAGCGGAATTTTTTCGGATTTTTTGTCACATTAGGACTTTGGAAGCCCCGCCGATATTGAACTCAGAGGGATTCGGAGGAATTTATGCGTTTAGCAGAGCGGATGACAGAAAAGCAGCTGAAGGCTGTCACAAAGACTCGGGCCTGCGGCGGGGTTCCAGGCCTGGTTGTAAAGGTCGTAAAACTCAAAGACGGCAGCTTGGCCAAATACTTCATTCTGCGGGAATCAACCATCAATCGGATATTTACACTGGGACGCTATCCGCAGATGTCGCTCGCAGATGCCTTTAAAAAGGCCGCTGAGTGGAAAGTAAAGATCAAGCAGGGTATCGACCCGTCCGAAGAAGAAAAAACGCTCAAGGCTTCATTACGGAAGAAATCAACGTCCGGGGATGATCGTTTAACCTTCGAGCAGCTGGTCTACAGGTGGATTGAATTCAATGAAGCTCGAGGCCGCTGGAATAATCCGAGCAAACCGAAGAAAGAAGTGTGGCAGGGCTTTTTTAGAAATCACATTCCTGATTCCATCCGGATGTGTCCGGTGGAGGAATTGAAGCCAGAGATGTTTGCGGCCGCTCTGGGCGAGAAGTGGCGAACGATGATCGATACTCCGGAAAGAATTTTGTCTGACGCTCGCCAGGCGATTGACTGGGCAATCCGCTCGGAGTTCGTCCCTCCTATGCTGAATCCCGCACAGGTCAAAGATGGGAAGTTGGGAGACTTGCTGCCATTGGTGAGAGCTGAAGGCGGCCATGAACCGGCGCTCCCTCCGAAAAGAATGCCGCTTTTCTTTGCCGAGCTTATGAAACTTGTCCCGGTTAGCCAGACAGCTCGGTGCTTGGCCTTTGCGATTCTTACTGCCGCCCGGAACTCAACAGCTCGGGAGGCGACCTGGGGAGAGATTAAAGAGACAGAAGGGCAGTGGTTCCATGTCATTCCCAGAGAGAGAATGAAGGTCAAAGGCGAGAAAATACCTTTTGATCGTAAGACGCCGCTCAGTCCTCAGGCAATGGAATTATTAAAAACAGCTCCTCGTATCGGAATGAGTGAGGACGCTTTTATTTTCCCGAATATCAACAAGGGAAAGAACTCTCCGTTTACAAGAGATTCGGTCAGCGCCTTGATTAAGCGTATGCACGACAAGCAGAAAAAAATAGATGGGATTGGCTGGATTGATCCGGACCAAATGCATTTGAAAACCGGTAAGCCGAGGATTGTCACTTTGCACGGCTGCGCTCGGGCAACTTTTAATACCTGGGCTAAAGATGCGTCCGGATATGGCCATCCGGCATTTGCAAAGGACTTGAGAGAAAGCTGTCTCGACCATCGCAATGAATCGTATCAATGCGCCTATGACCGAGAGCAGGCTTTAGGGGATATGAGAGAAGTTTTTGATGCCTGGGGAGCGTTCTGCTTCAGCCAGATCAAATAAAAAATAATGGGGCGGAATTCCGCCCCGAGTGGTTTCATTTATACCGTCGCCTCCTTTTCGCTTCCTAGCGTTTTCGACCAAGCGACAACGTCCACACGCCGCCACCTAGAGCATCTTGTAGTGAGCCTAATCGGTTCCGGGAATCTTCCTACTTTAACCAGCGCCCACACTGTAGAGACTCCGATATTCAATAATTCCGCGACCTGTTTCACGTCAAGGAGGAGCACGCCGAGATCGCTGCTATCCGATTTACGTTTTCTCATTTTTTCATTCCTCCTTCAATTCTTCCAATTTCTCGATGCAGTTTGTCCATACAAATTTTGTCGAACTCAGCTTTATCCTCAGGTGTGATCAACATCTGGAACTGCTCGAGCATGATGTGGACATCGGCGCATTCCTCAATGACATGGTGCCAATGCTCCAGGGACGGTTTATCAAAGTAGGCGTCAAACGCTTCCTGTAATTCATCGACTTCTTCCGGCAATTTTTCGTATACCTGATGGTCATAGCCGTAGTGATCCATAATCATGAGCAGGTATGAGTAAAACTCAACAGCTTTGTTCAGTGTCATTCTCAGCCTCCTGCTCGTCGAGCTTCATGAACTGGTTGAAGATGTTTTGTTTCAGAGCTTTTGCCGGAGCAACGTCTGAGTTATCACGCACGTTCAGTGCGTGAGCCTTGCTCAAAAATAAATTGAGGAGGCGCATAACAAGCATGGCCTCCTCGCGGGTGAGTTCGATTTTGTCCATGTTTATTCATCCATTAAAAAAGCCCCTCGCAATGGAGGGGCTGGGGTTGATTAAGAGTTACGTGAAATTAGTCAGAGATACGCTCAGGGCAAAAAGAAAGCCACCGTGCGGGTGGCAGACGGATGATGTCTCTCTTCCGTCAGAGACCATATGTGCAAAATTTGCACATACTACATCTTGTATGAGCTCTCCTGAAGCTGACTTGGCAAAAAGGACAAAAATAAAGCCCGCTTGTGCAGGCTTGGAGGAAAGTCAGAATAGACTTCGGCGTCTTCATCATTGCATTCTTCAATTCGATCAAAAAGACTTCCAGCACGGATCAGCTTGAATCCCCAAACCCCTAAATCTGGGGTTTTGGAATAAGAGCACTCAAGCACTGTGCCATCTGATAAGAGTATCCCTTTGTCCTGAGCTTCATAGGCTCCGATTTCGTCGTAAATGTCACCTTCAAATTCAATCAAATCATCGGAGGTGCCGTAGATTTTTGTTGTCATGTTTTCTCCAAAAGAAAACCGCCCGGAGGCGGTCAAGAATGATTTCAGTGATTATTCATCAAATTCAAAGGGCAGCTGTCCTCCGAAAGCTAGAGAGAACCTTCGTTCGTATTCTTCTACTGACTGACTAGTTTTGGCGATACCGACAACCTGCCAAATATGTGCACGCAAAGCTGTTAAGCCAATTTCGTTGAGGAATTGGTGGAGTTTGTCGTATTTTTTGCCTTTTGATTCTTTTTTCGCTTCCTTGAGCAACGCAAGGAGCTTGCCATTGCTCTTGGCCAAAGGAAGGTAAATGAACTTCAACGTTAGATGGTAATGTTCCCAGTTACGACCTCGGACTGGGACTGGTATGTCATAGAGCCTCTGCCATTCTGCGTATAAGTCGTCCGGGAACTCTTTCGACCATTTTCTTGCCTCTTCAAGGATGTACTCTCTAAAGGCTGCAATTACCGCTTCTTTTGTGGAATTGTACCCGGCCAGCTTGTAAACAAGTTCTCTAATACCCAACTTGGCAGAGGCTTGAAGAATTATCGAAGCATTTTTTACTAAAAAGGCTTGGTTTGACTTAAGTTGATTATCGTCATTAGCCCTGATTATGGCTTGACAAATGTCAATCAAAATCGTTACGTCATATCCATACGCCTTCCGCCCGGAACCAGTTTGATCTAGTTTAAAAACAATAGGTTGGTCTGTTTTTTTAGAAAGTTCGGAACCAATATACGGGAGCATGGACTGAGAGCTTAAGAACTTTTTGATTGCCGTTCCACCTCCTGTCGCAAATCCCAATGCTTCCGCGATTCCTCTTTGACTCATAACGGCCGTATGGTTAGAGTCGTTAAGAACATAGCAAGGTATATCTACACCAATTACTTCCTTGAAGTTTCCTTTGTGAAGGGCCTTAAAGCCTCCGCTCTTTACTAATGCTGCATTGCGTGCAATTTCAGATCTGCGTTCGGGAGAGAGTTTCTTGGCTCTTTCAACACCGCCTTTGGACTGCTTAGTTTTATCATCCATAGCAAGCACCTAAAAATATAATTTGCTTGCTTGATTGTAACTGATTTTGTTCTTGATTGTTAAAGGTTAATCGGCTACCTTTATGTACAAGAAAACCGCCCGGAGGCGGCTGTTAGACATCAATTTTCTCCCATCTCATCAATTCGGGACCCGGAAAGGGAGCGTCAAAATCCATCGGATCACTGTTCGGTCCGCCAAAAACAAAGTCATCGTTCACATAAGTGAGGATTTCATAGAACTGCTCACCAGTTTCGGGATCGTTTAAAAGAACGATTATTTGATCCAGTTCATCAAACTGGTGATTTCGAGGATTGTCAGTGTTTTCAAGTTCAAGTTTCATTTTCTGGCCTCCGGTTGATATGGGGCGGGGAGGGCCCTAAAAGCAATCACATCAGAATGTGCGGTTTCCCATCTTCCCAACATGTCGAAATAGTTTTGCTGCACGTAATCCGCATCCTCGTCTTTAAAGGTCACGAGGTACTCTCCGCACTCCGGAGGATTAACCTCCGGGAACGGGTTCCAGGCGTCTGGGTTGTATTCATTAATTTCAGCGATTTCTCCTTTAGAAATCGTAGTAGAACTATGATCTAAATCGAAACAAATGTATGACGTTGTATTCGTCATTTGCCTGTTTACTTCATCTTCTACGAATTCCTCTCCGTAAATAACATTTAACGCTTGTTCAAGCGATTTATCTTTGAATCGATATTGGTACTTCATGCTTTTTCTCCATCGGAAAGTAAGGCTCAGGCAAGTTACAAAAAGCGACTACATCGTTTTTAAACATCCACTGACCGTACTCAAATCTGGCGAAATCAAGAAAACTAATCGTTGTGCCCGTGTCTGTTTTCATTTGCCGCGTTACTAAGTAGGCTCCGTCTCCTGGCGGCCTTTTCTCTGGGAAAGGTTTCCAAACGTCCAGCATGTTTCTAGGAACTTCTTCAAAATAACTTTTGTCTATCCGAAAGTTGTAAGCATCATCCTCAAATGAGAAAAATATGTAGGTGGAAGAATCTGCCATCTCATTTCTGCATACCTCGTTAATGCCGTCATCTGAGATGAACTGATTCATCTTGCGTTTTAACTCAGGGTCTTTAATCTTCCACATCTTTATCTCCAAAAGAAAAGCCCCGCACTGCAGGGCTTATGGTTACTTATTTATTGTCTCCGCCGGAGCGTCCTGAGAGGTTCCAACGACCTCGGCATCTTCAATATCCTTGAAGTCATCGACGGTGACGGCATTGATGTCGATTACGTCGTTCGGGTCGATCTTTTCCCCGGCTTCTCGTTTCGCGTCAACATTAGCCACCTGCAGAGCCTCAATTGAAACAGGCAAATATTTAAAGAGGCGGCGGATGACAGTTTTCAGGGCCATGGCCTCAAAATAGTTGTTCCAAATATTTTTACTCTTGGCCTTGGCTTTAACAGCTTCGACCTCGGCGCGAGACATGACCTCGAACTGGTATCCGCCACCGCGCAGATTTGCGACCGCGTAGACAAAGGTGATCGGTTTTTTAACTCGGTCAGCTTCACAACTCGGCACGTGATGAATGTCCGGATGTAGGCCAAGCTGATAATTAAAATCGTCACCTTCGTGGACCGCGAACGCAGAGAGAGACAAAACTTGTCCGGAACGACGGGCAAGGTCAATCATTCCGCGGTAACCAAGAATTAACTGGCACTGGTTACCGTAGGGAACAAGGTACGCTTGGCCGAGAGCAGAACCGGGTTCAAGGCCAAGCTGGGCGGACTGCATAACGGCGCCCAAGAAAGATGCCGGGGTTGTATTGAGGAGGGCAGGAGTTTTTCTAAGCTCTGTGGCAGCAATGCGAGCCATGCGATCAGCGCTCAGATGTTTTGGGACGGCCAAGGCGAGTTGCTTTTTAAACTGGTCGGACAAGACCTGCTGCACGATGATTGGCGCTTTTGTTTTGGGTTTGGCGACTGGAGCAGAGGGGGCGCCGACAGCGGCGGCGAGTTGGTCGGATGTGGACATAATTTAATTCCTATGAAAAAGCCCCTCGAACTGGAGGGGCTTGGGTTGATTAAGAGTTACGAGAAATAAGGCAGAGGCAAAAATAAAGCCCGCTTGTGCAGGCTTGGAGGGAATTTGGCTCGGTTGATCCGGCTCAACCGAGAAAGCCTTTTCTTGTTGCACTGTACTGTAGTGCTCGAAGCGAATATTACACAAAACCGCTCTTTTTATCAGTAGAAACCCTGCCCATTTTGTGTAGCCAGCAATCTAAAAGGTTACGCGCACACACGCATTACACGAGTTGAGGATTCCTTGAGGTAGTCGTAGTAATCATCCAGGTGGTCTTCCCGGAAGGTATCCGTGTCGAAACGTTTTGAGGTTTGCGTTTTGTAGGTGAGGACTTTCTTGCCATCGAGCGTAAGGATTTCGTTGTCCTTCATTCCTATTGCAATTTTGGTTTTGAGCGCGTCCTGCTGCTTTTTAAGTTCCTTAATTTCACCAGCAATACGTGCATACTCACCATAATCAATAGCAAGCTCACCTTGAGCCTCCACAGCTTTTCCGTTACTTTTTCCATATAGCTGAAGTACGTCATCAATGTTGATCGGGTCAGGCGGAATTTTCTTCAGAACGTTTTCGTTCCAGAAGCGGGAGCACTTTTCTTTGATCACTTGGAACACATCCGGACGAGCATCGACCCAGTACATTCGAAAGTCGGAACCTCCGATGAGTACCGCGAGATACATTCCTTTGAGCTTCAGAATGCCGCAGTACCATTGAATCTGCGTTTCGTAGTAAAGCGGGATCACGTGCTCGGTTCTGAGGTTGTTCTGTTTGATCTCGAGCTCCTGGCTCGGGCCCCAAAGGTCAGCGGTAAAAGCGTTTGCCGTCTTAGCCTCAAACGCGACATCCGTGTTAATAATGCGCTCGACGCCCGTGATGTCGGCATACTTCTCAATTTCTTCAACCTTCAGTAGCGGCCGAACTTTTCTCGCAATCTCAGGATTGATAATTGCTCGGTCGATGTTTGCAATCGCCCAAGGAGTTTCCGGATCAGCAAACTGGTGAGAAACCTTTTGAACTCTCTTGCCGGTGCGCAGATGAAATTCTTTTGCGACCGTATCTTCGAGAACGGTTCCCCAGTAAGCAGGCTCGGACATTTCTTTATCTTCAGAAAGCCCGAGCTTATCGTTCCAAACGTCCAGCGGCGTTTTCCATGGATTCAGCCCGAGGACGGCTGCCACGTCCGATCCGCCGATGCCTGTACGCCGGCCTTCTAACCAGGCGGCTCTTTGTTCGTTAGTCATTTTTTCGGATTCCTATCAATAAAAAAATCTGTAAATAGTGCTGAAAAAGGGGTCTGCGGGAGGATTGGTGTTTTATCGTTTCGCAGGGCTAATTCTTCTTCGCGTCTTTTGCGATACCATTCTTTGCTCTGCCCAACCCTCTTTTCTTTGTTTTTTGCGTAGTACTGGCGCTTCAGTTCTCGGTTGCGCTGTTTTTTACGCTCTGCGTCAGTAATTACCGCCATTCGTTTTCCTTCAAAAATCCGTCAAACAAAGGCTCAATCTCAGGATGTCGTTCATCCTCACCAGCCTCAGCCAGTTGATTGATCCGCTCGTCACAGTAGCGAGGGATGTACTCCTCAAAAAATCTTTCAAGGAGCCGCTCATACTCTGCTTCGCGTTTTTCTTCTTGCCAGGACGGCTGCCACAAATCGCCAGGGCCAGGGCAAGTTCTCGGAGTTACATGCATAGCAGCCACCGCTGAAAGGCATCGGCGCCCAGGACTACGGTCAACGTGCCGAAAAACATGACGGCGGCGATCAGAGCGCAGAGGAAACATGCGAGATCGTCCTCTAACAGATCATCAAATTTTTTATTCATGGCAACCTCGAGATTGGGGTGAACCTGCGATCAGTAATCTCTATATGCGATCTCAAACCCAGACCTTTGCCCAATTACTGATTATTCCCGCTTGAAGTACCTCTCAATCGACAAACGAGGGGACGGAGTCCGGGCAAAAATTTCCCTTTCGCAGGTTCAAAACTGTAAAAAAGCCGCCAGCTCAAGGAGGAAAACTGGCGGGGCAGAGGAGAGAAACTTTTAATTTTTAACATCTGGGTAGATGTCTTTATCAATCGCTTCTATTGCCAGATCACCGATGGAATTCAACGCATACTCTTTGAATAGCGCTTTAACTTCCTTCTGAGCTTCAGCGGTTGAAACTACATGAGCTAGGTCAAGTGTCACCTCTTTCTTTCCATAGAGCAGGGCGGACACCACAGCACGCTCTGCATAAGCCAGCGCGTCAGTGAGACAGGTTGCAGAGCCTCTTTCCGTCAAGATGTCATCAACAACTTCGTCAAAAATTTGTTTTTGCTCGTCTGGTAACAAGATCATTTTTCTCTCCTATAAAACCATGTGAAAAAGACCACATAAAAAAGTCCCCGTCGCTGAAAAACTGGCACTAACAGTTAATTAAGAAAACAGCGCAGGGGACTTGTTTATGTGAACTATTAGAAAATTCCTAATAGTTCGAGGGTTGATTAAGCTGACCGTTCGCCAGACTCGTAAGCGGCGAGAACGTTTTCTAAATGCTGGATTGCTTCTTCTTTTTTCTTGAAGGTTTCCCAACTAGTCTTGTTATAAAGAAACATTTGAAGGCCTTCGAGTTTGTCGCAACTCTGAAATGCCGAAAACGCCCATTCGTGACGCCCTATTTTTAAAAGATCACAAACGTATTCGTCTTTATAAAACACCTTAAATTCATAGTTAAACGACGTGTACTCAGTAACTTTTTTACGTTCATACGTTGCTAACATGTTTTTCTCCTAATAATTCGACTTCCTAGTTCGGCCTGTAGGGCTTCAAATCTTGCAAAAATGACCTCTAGCTCAATGAGCGCTTGTCTTTTTGTCTGGAAACTAAGTCCGGCAACGTTTGCCAATAACACATCGTTGACATCGCATTGCTCTTTTTCCCAAATCCCGGAAAATCGCCAGTCATTTCTTTTAGGTCGGACCAGACTGACGATGTTTTTCCCCTTGTAATAAATCTCATAAACTCGAGGGATAACGCGCTTAACTTTTAAAAGCATTTTTTCTCTCCTGTAAAAAACAGAAGCGTCCTCCGAATCCATGACACGCTAGGTCGATTCACTCAAGAGGTAATGAGGAAGACGCTTATGTTTGCGCTCTTCTCTTACTCTTGCGAGAGCGCTTAGCTCACCCGGCTTACGATGCCGAGCCGCCTGAGTTACTGTTCTTGGTTTTCATTTCCTCGTTTGGTTGGTTTCTCAGGACCTCAACGCAGTTTGCTGTTCTTGATACTGCGTGCATCTCAAATGCCTTTATTTGTCAGAGGTCTCTAGCTGAAAAGTGTTTCGTGGCTACCGTTTGCCTTACTCATTCACTTCACTGACTGCTGTTGTCCGATTGTGTGTCTTTGCGTGAACAGCACCGCCCGCACTTGGCCGTTTCGAATTTTTTCGCTCACAGACTCTGCTTCTGTCTGCTGCGTCCGGGTTTAGTACTCCATGGCCCGGATTCTGAAATTGTTTACCTTAGAGAAACATTAGGTATCTCCTTAAAATCATTAAGGAGAAGTATAAGGTAAAAATTAGGCAGAAACAAGGAAAAAATTAGGAATACCTAAATTATTTCCTAAAATTTTTCTTTGTTCTTATTGATCTGAATGTCTGTGTTTGCGTTTTTAGGCAACAAAAAAGCCGCTCTCGCGGCAATAAAAAACCGCCCGGAGGCGGCAGATATTGACTAATAAATTAATCTAAGCGGCTTTATTTTCTTCTATTAAAACATCAGCCGTTTCTTCGGGAGAGGATGTTTTTATAAACTTAACATCCGTTGCCTTTGCCATGCTATTGACGGCGTTTTCAGCCGAGGTATCTACCAAAGAGCAGTCCAAGATTAATCCTCTAGTTCTAGCATGAGGGAAGATTGTTAAATCCAAAAGTCTTTGTTTCGCGGTATTCAAATCCTCTGTAAGAGAAAACTCGCGTAACAACCCATACTGGCAAATAAACCTATCAGATAAAAAATCGTATTTAGCTGTGTATTCGCCGATTCTGTACTGCTGGTCGAAATAATTACAAAGCTCGGGGTGCGTCTTGATCGCGTTGTCTTTTACATTTCTCCGAAACTCTTTAACCAACTGAATCCTTTTATTTTTTTGAGGAATCTTGAATTTTCGATAATCCTCAGGAGAAACCAAGCTGGACTGATCCATAATCGCTTGTTCAACAAGATCATCTAATCCATCACAAAAAGTCTGGTACTCTTTTCCGATTTTCAATCCGGTGATTGGAGCTACAAGTTCTTGAATAGACGATACCGCCTGATCGTTCAAAGCGTTTATGGAAAAATCAATTAACGACTTAACTTGACGGTTGTTTTTTCTATATAAAGATTCCAGAATCCTGTCTGAAAGTATTGGTTTAACAGAAACGGCTCCTTGAAATAAAGTAATAACTCCGATCATGAATCGTTCTTGAGAGCCAACAACCGGTGTCCATAACAGAGGTGCCCAGCTTGCTTTAAAGTCTGGGAGGTCAGGAAACTTTAGGTTCATTGTCGTCGTCCGCAAATAAAGGTCCGAATTCCCCAGAGGGAAGATGAGAACTTAATTGATCAGGTAATTTTTCAAAGCTTTCATCGAGAATTTTAGTTAGTTTTTCAGCCTCTCTTCTGAGTTGATTTAATAAAATAGGCTCAATGCTTAGATTGGCAAATTCTTCCAAAGACCGCTTACCAATGTCTTTCGGAAACTTTTCCGCTTTTTTCTGACAATTTCTTATTGCATCTTCAAGTTCCTTTGCGGAAGGTTTTAGAACTTTCTTATAGATATCAATAAGTCGATTTTGTCTTTCCAACCAAGAGGGTTCTCCAAATGTGCGGCCATGATCAATTAAGTAAAAATTATCTTCTCCTCCCCAAAGAATATTTCCTAAATGCCTGTCTTTGTTGATAATGAGCTCGTCAAAAGCCACAGTAGAGCACCAGCCTTTCCATGCTTTTAATGCCTTATACCCGGCTTCTATTGTTGTCCCTTTCGCAGTGAAGGCATTCATATAATTTGGGTAATTAACAAATTCGCATCCGTAAAGAATTGATTTCATCTCACCGTCCCAAACTAGAAATTGTGAGGGAATCGGTAACTCGAGTTTCATTCCCAAACAGGCAGAGAACAACTCACGAATGACTTCATCAAAATTTATTTTTTTAACCAGAGCCATCCGTTTTGTTTTGTCTTCTAGGATAACAGTTGCTTTATAGGCATCGTTAATACCTTTATCGGCAAAAGGCTCTTTCTTTAAGACTGTTGCTAATCTAATTCCAAAATTAGAGCTTGTCATTTTGTTTAAAACCTATGGTTATTTCTTATAACGAAATCAACGCAGTTAGCCGGATCTTTGGGCTGAGTTACTGACCTCTTCGTTGTAACAGCTTCTCTCTTTCTGAAGCAGGCATCCGAGATAGCCTCCAAGCAAGGGCTGAAATTTCTTTTTCTTTTTTGCACTCGGACTGATAAATTCTTGTCAATTTCTCATCGACTTCTAATCTAGATCTAAGGAAATTTGGGCGAAAGTTCAAAACCGACATATATTCAAATTGTCTGCCTAGGTGCCACGACATGCTGTATCCCTTTTCCATGAAGTCTCCACATTTTGCTTGCAACCAAATTGCCGAAAATGCTATGGCAATGACTTCATCCCAACAATCTTCAAAAGGGTCTTCGATAAGCTTTTTAAAGAAGAAAAAGCTTCTTTTGTATTTCTTCTTGAACAAGGCTTCACATAACAGAGTCGCAGTCTGATTCAAGGTCTCTGCCGACATGCCCGCCTTAGCGTGAGATATGAATAAGAAAAATATGGGTACGTATACACCCATGAGGTTCCATTTTTTCTCTGCTTCAGACGGTATCACATAAAATTTATTTAAAGAATAAAGGCTTTCGGGAGCACGGATGCCTCGTTCACAGAAAAGCATTTTTCTTCTCCTAAATCTTTATCAAACTGATCCGGATCTTTCAATGACTTCTCCGATAACTTGAACTTGCTCAGTGTCTGCTGGGCTAATAGTTTCGTCCGGGAAATTTGGATTTTCTGAATGCACCATAATTGAGCCGTCGATTTTTCTATAAAGCCGCTTTACTCTTAAAGCATCTCCAAAGACAAAAGCATAGATTCGACCATCTATGATCTCAGTTTTAGAGCAGTCAACTAAGACCACATCATGGTCAAGCAAAAGAGGTTCCATGGAATCTCCCTTCACTTTGAAACGCTTGCAGTCTTCGGGATTGATGTTCTTTCTCTGGAACCACGAACGACGATAAGCAGCTTTGTACTCAGAAGCCAACTCTTCCAAAGTGGAGTTTTGCTCGAAGCCTGCTGCAAATCGAATTTTGTATTCAGGAATTTCTACCCAATCATCGTCATCACACACATCTTCTGTTACCAGTACGTTAGGAGATTTCATGGGTCCGTTCCCTGTCGCAAGCCAAGTAGAGGAGACTCCGAGAACTTTGGCCACCTTGGGCAGGTAAATAGATTTGATGCTTTTTGATTTGCCAGAAAACCAATCCGAAACAGAAGCCGGGGAAATAAAACATAACCTAGCGATGTCACTTTTCTTTAATCCGGAATCACTCAACGCCAAGGTTAAACGCTCTGCCAATGTTGTTTTTTCGTTCATTTGAGTAACCCTTTCTTTATTAGGTTTTCCTAATACATTTTAAAGAAAAATAATTAGGCGCATTGATTAAGTAATTCGGAAAACCTTATAATTTAATAAGGCAAAAATTAGGAAGAATTTAGCTATGCGCAAAAAAACCGATACTCAGACAGCCCGCCTAATCGTTGATTCTTTAGGCGGAACTACAGCTGTTGCAAACATCTGTGAAGTTAAACCGGCCAGCGTTTCCGGATGGCTTAAGTCTGGAATGCCAGAAGGCCGCCTTTTGTTCTTGCAGAAAAAATTCAAACGCATTCCGGTGATTAAACACGCTGTCGCCAACTAACTGGGAGTCGCTATGGCTCGCTATAGAAAAATAGACGTCCGAATGTGGAATGACAGGAAGTTCAGGGAGCTTTCGGATAACGGCAAACTTGCCTTTATTTTGCTCCTGACTCATCCAGATACCACGCAGATAGGAACTATCCGGACACGAGTTTCAAACCTTGCTGACGAATTGGGTTGGCAACGAGATGCCATGTCGCATGCCATCCAAGAAGTCACTTTAAACGGCATGATTGATGCTGATGAGAAGGCAGGGCTAATGGTCATAAATAACTTCCTAAAGTACAACGCGCCTTCTTCTCCTAATGCATTCAAGTCATGGTGCGAATTGATTGATCTGATGCCCGAATGCGACCTCTTGGATAAGCATGTTGCACGCCTGAAAACCTTTGTCGATGGCCTTTCTGTAGGAATGAGAAATGCCATCCCTAATGACTTAATTGATGCCATCAAGGATGCCATGTCCCGTACCAATGGGCAACCATGTCGCACCCAGGAACAGGATCAGGAGCAGGAACAGGATAAGGAAATACACACCCACGAACACCATCCAAAAGCCTTCGAAACTTTCGCGGGGCGTGTGTGTGAAAAAGAGACTCCTTTAAAAACCGCTCCTGTTGAACAAGAGCTCCCACTGCAGAGGACAACTGTTTCTAAAACGGAAACAGTTGAGAAGAAGTCAAAGGTCAAACGACAGAAGAAGGAAAAGATCCCGTGTCCCTTTAAGGACGGAGATCAGATTCCGGAGGACTACCTTACGACAGCTAAGCGGTATGGAGTTCAAGACCCGCAATCGCTATTTGATTCCTTGATCGCCTACTGCAAAGCCAAGGATGTTGAGTACGCAGACTACAAAGCGGCGTTCACAACATTCTGCATCAATGACAAAGCAAAGCGAGAGAAGAAGAGCCAGAACCAATTCAACAACGCTCCGCCCTTCGAGTACGAACCTCCAGGCGGATTCACGGACGACTACTACAGAGACCAATGCGAATTTGATGAACACGGGAAATTAAAACTATGAACAACACAGACAGCAAGAATCTCAAAGCCGTTAATACCATTCTCGGGAAATTGGAAATAAGGCAAGTGAAAATGAATTGCATCCTTCACGGGGAATATCTGGCGAATCAAGTCTGGTTAGGCGGGAAACTCAAAGAAATAAGTGAATGCCCCAAATGTCATGAAGAACATTTAGCTGAAAGGGCTATTGATGAAGAGAAGGCCAGAAAGCAGGAAGAGGCTAAAAACCGCCAGGCGAGAATCAAAGAAACCCGTATGCCTCTTGAGTATCAAACCAAAGGTTTCTCAACCTTCATTCAAGAGACCGACAGCCAAAAGGCCGCATTCAAATTGGCAAGACGTTTTGTTAAAGGCTGGGAAAAAGCTAAGGCTGGCGGTTACGGTTTGTTATTCCTCGGCGGTTGTGGCACCGGTAAAACTCACCTTGCGTGCGCAATCATGTTGGAGCTCATGGAGCGTTATCTATTCGTTTATCCAAGGTACTACAAGGTCAGCGAGATTTTCTCAGCCGTCCGGAGCACTTACCAGACTGGGGTAATAACGAACGAAGAGGAAATGCTGAAGTTCTTTTCTTCGATTCAGCTTCTAGTGATTGATGAAGTCGGCATCCAAAAAGGCTCCGAGGCTGAAAAGAGAATCCTCTTTTCCATTCTCGACAATCGAGTGACTTCAAACAAGCCGACCATCCTAATGAGCAATCTCGGGCCCAAGGCGCTGGCTGAACTACTCGGCGACCGTCTTTATGATCGTGTGCGATCTAAATGCGTGCCAATGCTTTTTGCCGGGCCATCCATGCGTAAACCCGCTACTGCTGATCTTTTCGATTGAGGTGCGTCATGTCTGATTCTGCATGGACACTGCCGATGATCATCCTGGCGCCGGTCGTGTTTATCAACCTGTTTTTATTCGGATTACTCGTGAGAGCGGCTTTCCAGTTCAGCCAGGAGAAGAAAAATGAATAACGGGTTTCTTTGTGTTTTTTTGTACTTAATCGGCGGTTCCTTTGTTGGTGCTTTTTTGACAGGTAATGGCATGCGTTTTGATGGTCTCAGATTTTTCACTCTCCTAGGTTTTTCGGGAGGCGTTCTCAGTCTTCTTGACTTTGCCTGGTTTGCTCACTCGGGATCGAATCTCGATTACAGCCTGACATTACTGGCAATAGTTGTTGCTCTGGATTTTATTTTCGCTTTCGGGAGGAAGTCTGAATGAGCGGGTGCTGCCTGTACTGCAAGTTCGCCGAGAGCTACTGGATCGATCCAGCAGGAAACATTCGGCGCCCGCCTAAGTCTTCTTTCGGAGACATGAACATCTTCTGCCACCACCCGGATAAAGGCGCCAGCATCGAGTGCTACCCGATCTCGTTCACAAGGTGTTCCGTTTTTGAACGTGACACAGACGAGCGTATTGAACGCAGGAGAGCATTTTTCTCGCAATTTGATAGATACCGCGTCCATGCTGAGTTAATCGCTCAGAGACGCTAGACGGCTGTTTAAACAACATTCAACCAATGGAGAAAAGAAATGGAAGTTACTTTGATTGTTATTGCCGTCACTCAGATTTTTTTATCTATAGCGATTGTTTTCCTAAGTCTTACCCAGAAAGACATTCGCAACTCGATGCAAAGCTTGTTGAAAATTTTCCGAGAATTGGATGGTTACAAGCGACGCAACGATTAAGGAGCGATCTATGACCTTATTCTTTGCCAAGTTTTCTGAGAACTTCTTCGCTCTCCCTTATCGGAGCAATCCATGTGTTGACCAAGGAGTTGATCATTCTGGACATTGCCTCAGCAATCTCAAAGGAGTCTTCTCCGGAAAGATCGATTTCTCCGGAATGCGCGTGTTCGTTTCCGGCAATCCTACAAGCTTTGCAAATCCGCTGGAAGGCCGGAGATATTCCGATTGTCTCAATTTTCTTGTAAAGCTTGTCGGACTTTTTGAAGCCCTCCACGTGTTCGTTCTCACCGTACCAATCCACAATTCTTTCAAGACAGACCCGCAGAAGGGCACATGCTGCACGCGGGGAAAGAGCGATGATGGCTTGAGCTTCGTTAAAAACTTCTTTGGCATCTTCGGGCATATCTTCCGCAGGGATTATTCCGTTGCGAACGGGGTATTGAATCTCTCCGTTTTCCCAGAAAACCAAGTTTCCACAACTGCAGCACTCAGTAACGAAAACTCTTTTGGGATGAAAGAAGTGAAACAAGCCATTGTTTCCTCTGTATTCCAATCCATCACTCTGACTCTCATAAAAATTATTCAGAGGCGCTGTTTCCCTTCGTTCAGGGTAAGAGCTAACAACCAGTTTAAGAACAAACATCGTCAAAGTTCCGCAGTGCGGGCATTTATAGGACTCAGGCATGACTAATTTTTCCTTGGAGCAAAAGAACAAATGAAACACATTGACATTGTAAAAAATAGAACTGCGTGCATAAACACTGTCTTCAATTCGATTGAAGAGGCTAAAAATACCCTTAAGAAACTAGAAGAGATGGCTGCACAGAGGGCTGACGGCCGAGTTCTCGACATTCATGAAGTTGGTGTAACAAGCCACAAACTCAGAGGATGCGTGGATCGCATTCTTGTCGGACTAGTGGAATCTCAGACAGTTTCTGAAAATCAATTGCGGGAATAGATGATGGATGACACTGACGAACCATCAGGCGGATCTGTTCGGAGATTCCATTCCCTATTGCCCAAGGAAGCTCAAAGGATTCTCCGAGACAGCGTCCAGCCTCGAAAGAGAGAAAGCAAGGTATGACGAGAGCTGCAAGTACAGGAAGCAATTGCTCGAGTTAAGAGCGAATATCCGGAGTTTTTCCGATCTAAGCGTTAAGCCGTCAACGGTTTCTCTCTCGGATAAGTCTGCCCGGGTAGGTGAATCAAGTCCGCACGCCAAGTACACGGACGTTGAGTTGATTCACTGCTTTGATCTCAGGCTTGCAGGTCTTTCCTTGCGGGAGATATCACGCAAGATGGATATACCTGTCCGGACACTCAGAGACATCTTCTCAGGAAATCGGCGCGCTGTCATGCCTACCCAATTCAAATAACAACCATACCCAGGAGGGAACAACAATCATGTCCATGATGAGATTTAAAAGCACGGATGATCCTGCATACAAGGAACTTCTGGCCAAAACAAAAACTAAAGCAGGCCCCATTGTCTTGAAGAAGATCAGCGGTTTTGTCGGAGGCAAAAAGAACGGGTTTGCCAAGGGCCGAATGAAAGCCGGGCAGATGAACGAGACAGAGAAAGCTTATGCCGCCTACCTAGAATCCGAACGTATCGCAGGCAGGATCAAGGCTTACTGGTTCGAGTCCATAAAGCTCAAAATCGCCGAGGATACTTGTTGGTATAACCCCGATTTTCTTGTGCTTACGGCTGAAGATCAGCTTGAACTGCATGAGGTTAAGGGATCGCCCAAGTTCTTCGCAGACGACGCGAAAGTGAAGACAAAGGTCTGCGCGACTGAGTACCCTTTCCGCATGCTCGTTGTTTATCCGGAGCGTGGTAAGGGGTGGACTTATCAGGAGTTTTGAGCGATGCCCCAAAGAAATGAAATTCAGACCAACACGAAGGCTACCTTAGGGACAGCATCACTGCTGCCGAGAAGGGCTGCGGAGTATCTGCAGCAGGCGGCCGCAGATGCAAAGAGCATGCCGCCGGAATCAATGCGGCGCCGGCAAGTTATCGACAAAGCAATCATTCTGGTGAAGCGTGAGTTCCCCGAGTTTTTCTTCCGTTAAACGCATGATTGCCGTGTCTCGATTGGGCGTCCCGATCGGTGAGGATTCGCCTCATGCGAAATACACCGATAGGGAAGTTGATCTTGTCCTGCAGTTGCGCGGCGAGGCATTCAGTTATAGGCAGATCGCCAGGATGATGGAAATGCCTCGGAGCACTGTCTTTGCCATTTGCACGGGATTGATCCGGGGAAAGATTCCTCACGCATATCGGAGACAGAAGTGAAAAAAGACAGAAAGAAAAAACTCTCCAGCATGCAGCTTAAGTTTATCAACGAATATATGAAGGGTAAAACTGCAACTGACGCGGCAAAAATCGCTGGATATTCTGCAAAAACAGCGGCGATTCAAGGATCTCAACTCCTTAAAAATCCTTTAGTCATTTCAGAGCTCGAAAGGAGGCGAAAAATCATGGAAGAAAAGACCGGATACACAGTGCAGAAGTGGCGTGAAGAGCTCCTGGAGATCCGGGAAACTTTATCCGAGAAGATTCCCGTTTATCAGAACGAAGACGGCGAAGTGATCATGGGCCTCAAGGATGCACCGTCTCTGCTTAAGGCCTACGACATGCTCGGCAAACACTTGGGCGCTTATTCGAAAGATAACGAGAGCAAGCTTGAAGGCAAGATCGAATTTGTTTGGGATGACGGCAAGAAACAGACGGAGAAGGAAGAATGAAAGTCGTGATTCCCTACCGTCCCCGCTTTCCCCAGGACGAAATTCACAAGCAATTGGAGACACATCGATTCTGTGTACTGGTTGCTCACCGACGCTTAGGTAAGACCGTGCTGTCTGTGAACCACCTCATCAAGCGGGCTATTACAGACCGCAAAGAGCGCGGCATGTATGCCTACCTTGCTCCATTCCGTAACCAGGCCGAGCAGATCGCTTGGGGATACCTGAAGCATTACACATCGCAAATCCCTGCAATCTCGATCAACGAGCAAAAGCTCTCGATCCTTTTGCCTAACGGTGCAACGATCCGGATCTTCGGTGCTGATAATCCGGATGCTTTGAGAGGCATGTACTTTGACGGCGTAGTGATCGATGAGGTTGCGCAGATTAAACCCACGCTCTGGGGAGAAGTGATTCGTCCGGCACTGGCTGACAGAAAAGGATGGGCCGCTTTTATCGGAACTCCCAAAGGTATCAACCTCTTCTCTCAGTTATACGATCAGGCTTTGAACCTCATGAGCAAAGGCGATCCGGACTGGATCGCGATGCTTTATTCCGTTGAGCAAACCCATGTCATTGATGAAAAGGAACTGGCGGCGCTCAAGGTCGAAATGTCTGAGAACGAGTTCCGGCAAGAGTTTCTCTGTGACTTCTCGGCCGCTCAGGACAACGGCTTGATTCCGATTGACGATATTCGGGCCGCGGCCAATAAGTTCTATCGAGAGAGCGAATACATGGGCGCTCCCCTTATCTATGGCATTGACGTTGCGCGCTTCGGATCGGATGCCTCGGTCATCTTTAAGCGCAGAGGGCTAGTAGCCTTTGAGCCGATTGTTATCCGGAAGTTTGACAACATGGCATTGGCTGATCGCATTGCGGTAGAAATGGCCAAAGAAAAACCCGATGCCGTATTCATTGACTCCGGCGCCGGGCAAGGCGTAATCGACAGACTTCGCCAGATGCGCTTTGATGTCGTGGAGGTTCCCTTCGGAGCGCAGGCAATCGACAAGGAACAATTCGCAAACCGCCGAATGGAGATGTGGTGGCACATGGCTCAATGGATTAAGCAGGGCGGTGCCATTCCTCCGGATCCTGTTCTGCAGGGAGACTTGGGCGCTCCGACCTACGGCTACACGCCTAAAGGACCTAAGATTCTCGAGGCCAAAGATAAGCTCAAGGAGCGCATCGGACGATCTCCGGACTTAGCTGACGCTTTGGCGCTGACCTTTGCCGCACCCGTAGCTCCGAAACTCTCCCGCAGTATGGAACGAGCCATCTACGGCGCGAAAGATTCCTACGATCCCCAGGAAGCCTTTGAATCCGAGTATTGGAACTCATAACACCGTCCATAAACCCTGCGCCTGAGCCTAGACAATGGGCTCATGAAAATCATTGACGCGTCCTTAGTTGAAATCATTGACCGTTGCTCTGAGCTTATTGACTCGGCAATGTCGGAGGCAGGCTTGCCTAACCGCAGGGCAGTTCCGGATCGTTCGATCTACCGAATCTTAAGCGAAGGCACAGACTCCTTCGGCCTCATTGTTGAAGACCAAGGTAAGCCCGTCGGGTTTGCTTCTGTCTTTGTCTTTACGCACCAGCACAGCGGCGAAGTCTTCGCACAAAACGATGCGATCTATCTGTCGCCGGAATATCGCAATACTTCAATCGGCGGCCGCTTGGCAGTGCTGGCAGAACGTAAAGCAATCGAGGCAGGCGCCAAGTTTTTCCTATGGGACGTGCCCGAGGATTCTCCTCTGGCTAAGGCACTCGCAAAGAGAGTGCGGGGCAGAAAGCATCTTTTATTTTTTAAGGAACTTTGATCATGGGAATGACTGCAGCAGTTATCGCGGGCACATTAGTGGGTGCCGTGACTTCGGGTTTGAACGCTTATGAGCAGAAACGTGCCGGAGATCGTCAAACATCCGCCGCCAAAGAACAGCTTGCTCAGCAGCAGGCATTGGCTCAGGAAGAGGATCAGGCCCGCAACAAAGCAAACCGCAAGCAGGCTGACCTTGACGGCCTTTTAGCGGACAACACGATTGACAACGGCTTGGGATCCACGCTTCTGACAAACGGCAATGCGGCTCCCCTGAACCCTGGCGCGCTTGGCATCGGTTCTTCTTTACTGGGAGGCTGATCATGGGAGCAGTATCGTCTGTGGTCCACGCTGTGGGCAAGGTGGTCAAACCCGTTGTGAAGGCGGTCGCCAACGTTGCAACTGCGGGCATGTACAACCACATGCAGAACAAGGCCAAAGATCAGGCAAGGAAAGCGCAGGCTCAAGCCGCTCGACAGCAGGCACAGGCTGAAGAACAGCAGTCTCAGAACGCCAACATGGCAAACAAGAAGCATGCAAATGTCGGCGACACGGTTATTGATGACACTCCGGAAGGAATGAGTGAAACGGTGCTTGCGAGTGAAGCAGCGCAGGATGATCGCTTCAAACTGCAGAAGAAACAGCTTATCGGGGGATAGTTATGCCCGCAGATATCAAGCTTATCAATCAGCGCTTTGAGAGCCTCAAGCAGGAGCGCAGTTCTTGGGAGGACCTGTGGCGCGATATTCGTGACTACTGTCTTCCGGACTTAGGGTGCTTCCCAGGTGAAGATGCAACTCAAGGCTCAAAGCGTTATCGCAAGATCCTCGATGCTGAAGCAATTGACTGCGCGGATGTTTTGGCCGCGGGCTTGCTCGGCGGCGTCTCGTCTCCTTCCAGGCCGTGGCTGCGCCTCACAACGATGGATCCGGATCTCGATAAGAATCCCGCTGTCAAAGAGTGGATGACGAAGGTTCAAGACCTATTGCTTCTCTACTTCTCAAAAGCCGAATGCTACAACGCGCTTCACCAGAGCTATTTGGAGCTTCCGGTATTCGGCACTGCATGCACGATCGTAAAGCCTCATCCGGAACAGCTCATCTCCCTGCAGAACCTCACAATCGGGGAATACTGGCTGGCTGAAGATGATTATGGGAAGGTCGATACGATGTATCGCCGCCTTTCTCTCACGGCGAAGCAAATGGTCCAGCAATGGGGTTTTGAGGCCGTAAACAATGACGTTCGGCAAGCCTTTGAGAAAGATCCTTTTACCCGCTTCAATGTGATTCATGCGATTGAACCGCGCATTGAACGTAATCCCGATAAACGAGACAACAAGAATATGCCCTGGCAGTCCGTTTATTTCCAGGAAGGTGTGCAGGACAAAGTTCTCTCTGAGTCAGGTTTTAGAAACTTCCCGGCACTGTGTCCGCGCTGGATGACTTCGGGCGGCTCTGTATATGGCCGCGGTCCCGGTGCCAAGGCCTTGAGCGCACAGAAGTCTTTGCAGAGACTGCACCTGAGACTTGCTGAACTTGTGGATTACGGAACTAGGCCGCCGATTCTCTACCCGTCCACCCTCAAGGATCAGCTGAGTCAGTTCAAGCCGGGAGGCCGCGTGGCGGTCAACCCGCAGGAAGCTCCGATCATCCGCTCCATGTGGGAAGTGCGAACCGATCCGCAGGCAATGTTGGCTCTGATTCAATCGACGCGTCAGGACATTCAGCGCATCTTCTTCGTCAACGTTTTTCAAATGATCGCGGCTACTGCGAATCAAACCGACCGCACCGCGACAGAGGTTCAGGCACTTGAGCAGGAAAAAGTGATGATGCTGGGGCCTGTGTTGGAGCGCCTGCACACCGAGCTTCTTGATCCGCTTGTAACAAACGCCTTCGGCTTCATGGTTGAGTACAACATGCTTCCGGAAGTTCCGGAAGAACTCTACGGCAGAGAACTTTCGATTGAGTATGTCTCGGTTCTGGCAGAAGCACAGAAGAACGCGTCAGCCAACGGCATTGTGAGAACGGCTCAACAGATTGGCCTTCTCGCTCAGATCAATCCCCAGGCCGTGGACAAGCTCGATGTGGATGCAACGATCGATCAGCTTGCAGACATGAACGGTGTTCCGCCGTCCTTGATTGTGACAGGACAGAAGGTTGCCCTTATTCGCCAGCAAAGGGCCGAGCAACAGCAGGCGCAGATGCAGGCCGCACAACTTCAGCAGGCAATGACAAGCCTCAAAGATCTAGGGCAGGCAGCTGACTCTCAGGGCCTGCAGGAAGCTTTCTCTGAAGAGGGAGCGCAGTAAGCGTCCATAAACCTAAAGGGCCCTAAATGACAATGACAGACATAGATGATCCGCTTCTCGAAATCGAACAGCGGGAGCTGGCTGAAAAGGCAGAGAAACAAAAACTCAAGGAGCTGGAGATTGCCATCAAGAAAACTCTTGAGACAGTCGAAGGCAGAAGGATCTTTCAATGGATTCTCGACATGACAGCCGTCGACAGTTCGGTCACGTCTCAGGACATGACGCTGATGACGATAGCTTCCGCAAGGCGCGATATCGGTTTGCAAATATTGAATCGACTCAAGGGCATCAATCTCGAGCTGGTTCGCAGAATGGAGAACGAAAAACTAAATGGCTGAAACCGCAGAAACCACTGTCAACGAAGCAGGCGCTGCCGCAACTGAAGGCGACGTTCCTCCTGCAGATCCTACTCCGGCACCTCAGGATGCGACACCTCCGGCACAGCCCGAAACCTCCGCTGAAGCTCCTCAACCTAAGGACGAAGAACCTGAAGGCATGGGCGCAGACGAGGAAGAAGGCGAATCTAAAGAGGAAGCCGAAAAGAAGGAAGGCAACGACGTTTTAGGCGCGCCAGAGAAAGGTTACGACGAAACAGGCATTGAACTTCCGGAAGGCATTCAGCTCGATGAAGGAGCGATTGAGGCGTTCAAGAAAGAATGCAAGGACCTGAATCTTTCTCAGGCCGCTTACTCGAAACTGGTCACAAATATGACCTCTGTTTTGGCAAAGCGTGCGGAGGAACAGTCTGCTCAAGTCAAGCAGGCCCTGACTGCTGAAGCCAAGGCTGACCCTCAAATTGGCGGTGCGAACTATGCGGCCAACCTTAAGAGCGCAAGCCGCTTTTACGCAAAGTTCTTTGACGCTGAGACTCGCCAGTTCTTCGAGTCTGTCGGCCTCAATCGTCATGCAGGATTCATTAAAGGGTGCCTTGCCGCTCAGCAGGCACTCAGCGATGACGCCGTCGTAAAGGGCGGCAGGTCGGGTGAACTCTCAACAGCCGAGCGCGCCCGGGCTTTTTTCCCTAACTCAAAGATGAACTAATTTTTAGGAGTAATTACGATGGCTGCTGAATATCCAACACTGGTTGACCTCGCATCGAGACTTGACCCGAAAGGTGAGATTATTCCGATCGCTGAAGTCTTGTCTAAACGAGACCCGATTCTCAAACTCCTCAGATGGAAAGAGTGTAACAAGACGGATGGCTACCTTCATGCCATCCGAACTGGCATCCCTGAACCGACTTGGCGCCGCCTTTATCAGGGCGTTCAGCCGCAGAAATCCACGACCGCTCAGGTCACCGATACCTGCGGAAACGTTGAAATGTACGCTGAAGTCGATAAAGACTTGGCTGACGTAAACGGCAACACAGCCGCCTGGCGCCTGTCTGAGCAGAAACCGTTCTTTGCCGGTATGGGCAACGATATGGCAAAGACAATGTTCTATGGTGATATCGATGCCGAGCCGGACAAGTTCATGGGCCTTGCCGCTCGTTATAACGACACGAGCTCTACAACTCCGTCCTCTCGCAATGTCATTAAGGCTGTGAGTACCGGAGCTACGACCAAGAAAGTCACTTCGATCTTTATTGTGTCGATGGATCAGTTCTTCGGCATCTATCCGAAGGGATCCAAGATCGGTTTACAGCACACCGACAAGGGCCAGTGCACTCACATGAACTCCGACGGCTCCATGTATGAAGTCTATCGCGACCACTACAAGTGGCAGGCAGGTGCCGCGCTTAACGACTGGCGCGGTGTGGTCCGTGTCTGCAACATCCCGATCTCCGACGGTGCTGTCGACATGGGTTCCGAAGATCTGATCAAGAAACTGATCGTTGCAAAGAACCGTATCCCGTCAGACCTTCGCACAAATCTTCACCTTTTCTGTGCTGAAGAAGTGCATACCGCTCTTGAACTTGCCGCTTACGCCAAGAGCACAAACGTTCTCAAAGTTGTTGAGGCCGCCGAACAGTTCAAGACCATGTTCTTCGACATTCCGATCGAAGTGTCTGATTCCATCAGCCTCACTGAAGATCTTGTTTCGTAATAGGAGAAAAAGATGAGATTCGATTCCAAGCTTATGTTCAGTGACGGCCAGTCCCTCTCCGGGACTTCCGGAACTTCCACGAACACTCTTGACCTGAACAAGGCCGGAGTTTCTGAAGGTGAGCTCTACGTCATCTTGAGTGTTTCCGGTTCCGCTCTGCCGACCTCTATCGAGGTTCTCGGCGGTTCTGCCAGCACTTCTGTGACTGATACCGTAGCAACGGCTTACGGTACAGATACGGCAATCAAACTGCCGCAAGGCTGTCCGCGTTACCTCAAGCTGTCCTTTACCGGCACTGCAATGAGCTGCAAGGTCACTGCAGGTATTTCCCTGTGCGCCTCCTCTCCGAAAGGCAAGCGCATCGGTGACTATGCAGCCGAGTAAACAGGATTATTCCTAGCGAGCATTTTGGGGGCCTTGCGCCCCCTCTTTTTTAGGAGCAAACATGTCTTCTGTTGTCGACATCTGCAATATCGCTCTCTCGCGACTGGGAGATAGAGCGACAGTGACCTCAATTGATCCGCCTGAGGGAAGCGCTCAGGCCGATCATTGCAGACGCTTTTATCCCATTGCCTTAAAAACTATCCTTGCCACCTATAACTGGAGCTTTGCCACAACGCGCAAAGAGCTTGCTCGTTTGACGGCTGAACCGATCGGAGGCGGCTATGCGTTCCCGATTCCTGCCGACTGTGTGAAGATCATTTATGCCTATCCGGTTGACGAAAATGGAAACGCAACTCGACAGACTCTTCATTACGTCCGAGAGCTGATCAACGGACAAGTCTGTTTGGTGGCAGAGCAGAAGCGTATATGGATTAGGTATATCACCACGGAGGTTAAGCCTGAAAAGTTCTCTGATGTATTTTCTGACGCCTTGGCTTTTCTCCTTGCCTCTAATCTTGCGGGCACTGTTGTTCCGGGGATGACGGGTGTGCAGATGGCGGCTGAGATGATGCGGTTTTACGAAGATAGACTGTTAAAAGCACAGGCTCAGGATGCAGTTCAGGACAGAGATCATCTGAGCTATAAGCCTGACTTTATCGGTGACTACGATGACTGGGGGAGGGACGGACATGAGTGGCTCAACTAAAGTCCTTCAGCGCTCTTTTGCCGGCGGTGAAATTTCTCCGGAAATGTTTGGGCGAACAGACGATACAAAGTATCAGACAGGCCTTGAGACGTGCCTGAATTTTCTCTGCCGTCCCCAGGGCCCGATTGAAAACAGACCCGGCTTTGAGTTTGTGCGTGAGGTCAAAGACTCAAGCAAGAAGGTGCGGCTGATTCCGTTTATCTTTAACGCTCAGCAAACCTTCGTCATCGAGCTGGGGCACAAATACGCCAGATTCCATTCCTTCGGCGCAACGTTGATGAACGGCAATCAGCCATACGAAATCACAACGCCATGGGATGAAGATGATCTCTTTGAACTTGAGTATGTGCAGTCAAATGACATCATCACCGTGACGCATGAGGATTACGCTCCGACGGAGATCCGGAGGTATTCCAACACCGATTGGCGACTGGCGACGATCAGCTTCTCTTCAACTTTGGCCACGCCCACAAACGTGACCGCTGTCAGAGAAACGACTACGGGCAACGAGGATAAGAACGCCGACAAGTACACGTTCCAATATAAAGTCTCCTGCCTCAATGCTGATAAGACAATCGAAAGCGAACCGAGTGCAGCAGTCTCTTGTACCGCCAACCTCTATGCCACAGGTACGACAATCAAAATCTCATGCTCGGCCGTGTCCGGAGCAAGTTACTACCGCTTCTACAAGAATCAAGGCGGCATCTATGGTTACCTAGGAGACTCGGAAACCACGTCCATCATTGATGACAACATTGCTCCGAAGACGGACATCACGCCTCGCCGATATGACTCAGTTGTCTCTTCCGGAAATTATCCGAGCGCTGTAGGTTACTTTGAACAGCGCCGATGGTTTGCAGGTTTTAAGACTGATCCTCAGCGTGTGGTTGCTACTCGTTCCGGCACAGAGAGCGATATGACTTACTCCCTGCCGTCTAAAGACGATGACCGCATCAACTTTAGAATTGCGGCTACAGAGTTCAATAAGATTCTGCACATTTCTCCGCTGTCTCACCTGATCCTTCTGACAACGGGCTCTGAGATTCGTATCAGTCCCCAGAATTCAGACGCGATCACTCCGTCTTCTATTTCTGCTCGACCTCAGAGCTACAACGGAGCCACGACAGTCAGGCCGCTCGTTTACAACAACAATCTGATTTTTGCTTCCGCCCGTGACGGCCATGTCCGAGAACTCGCCTATCAGTATCAAGCAGGCGGTTTTGTGTCCGGAGATCTGTGCCTGAGAAGTCAGCACCTCTTTGACTTCAAGACGATCAAGGACGCCACGGCACAGAAGGCTCCGTACCCCATCATGTGGTTTGTCTCCTCCGACGGAAACTTGCTCGGCCTCACGTATATTCCTGAACAACAGGTCGGCTCCTGGCACCGTCACAACACAGACGGAGTTTTTGAATCCTGCTGCGCTGTTTCAGAAGGCGTGGAAGATGCCCTTTACTGCGTGATCAGAAGGACAATCAACGGAAGCCAGAAGCGCTATGTTGAGCGTATGAGAACACGAAACTTCAAGAATTTGGCTGATGCCTTCTTTGTCGATTCCGGCGCGACCTACAACGGGACGCCTACGACCACGATCTCCGGAATTGATTGGCTCGAGGGAAAGACAGTTTCTATTTTGGCCGACGGTGCTGTCCAGCCTCAGCAGAAGGTTGTAAATGGCAAGATCACTCTCAACCATGAGGCCTCGGTCGTTCAAGTCGGTCTGCCGTATCAGTCGGATGTGAAAACACTTCCGGTCATCCTCCAAGATCAGTCCGGAGGTATGGGGAGAGTTAAGAACGTCTACAAGATCACAGTGCGGGTTAATAGAAGTTCCGGAATCTTCGCAGGCCCCAGCTTCGACAAGAAGGACCTTGTTGAATACAAGCAAAGAACGATCGAGCCGTGCGGTTCTCCTCCTGCGCTTAAATCTGATGAAATAGACCTTCAGCTTTATTCAACATGGACTCGAGGCGGTCAGGTGTGCTTGAGACAGCTCGATCCGCTGCCCGTCACAATGCTGGCTTTGACCTGCGATCTCTCGGCTTAACGTCCATAAACATTGAAGCTTCGCCGTTACCTTAGAGAAAAATTGAGGTAACGGCACATGGGTAAGTACGATCAATATGCTGGCGAGGATCTTGACGTTCCTCTGTACGAGGGACAGGGTTCCTCGTTTGGTTTTTCTAAGATAACTTCGGACGCGGCAAACGGTCTGGGCAGTTTCGGCCTTGGATTTTCGATGGGGCACAATGCGGTCAATGGCATTGTTGCTCCGATCCTTGCCTTTCGCCAGGCTAAGCAGCAGAAGCAGCTTTACAAAATTCAGGGCGAGATTTCAAAACTGCAGGCGCAGTCTTTCCGGACAGCGGCCGAAGATGTTTTGAAGAGAGCTCAGCAGGAAGTTGCCGCGGTTACTTTTCGTGCCGGACAAACAAAGGCCAAGACTAGAGTAGCTCAGGCGGCAAGCGGTGTTGCTCTCGGAACCGGAAATACGGCAGAAGTGATGGCTTCTTACGACATTGCCAAAGAGATGCAGGTCAATCAAATCCTTGCAAACGCCGTTGCTGAATCCTTTGGCTATCGGCGCAGGGCGGTCAATTACTCAAACAATGCGATCGCTCTCAATGCCCAGGCCAAGAACATCTCTCCCTGGGCGTCTGCTGTCGCCACTGGCATGAGCATTCTCATGAATCCGAACGGAGCAAAAGGCAATCCGCTGGATCCCAACTCCGGATCAACTGGATCCGGTTATCTCGATAACGTCGTAAGCATCGGCAAGTTGTTTACGAGCGGCGCCGGCGGCATGAGCGGCGGAGCAGGAGTCTAAACATGGGAACAATGAAACTTCCTTCTGTTGATAATCCCTACGGCGTCCCGGTTGCGATCTCTCAGCCGGGCGGAATGCAATCTGAAATCATCACTGCGCCAGAGAGTCCGGTGTCGGTTCGACACGCTGGCGAGGCAATGAATAAACTCTCCGGAGATCTCAGGGATGCATACGACAAATGGCAGCTGGAAATTGATAAGACGCGCCTGGATGACTTATCGACTCAGCTTGAACATGCACGCATAGACCTCAGAGTTAATCCGGAGAACGGATACGAAAGACTCAAAGGCGTCAATGCCCTTGAACGACCTGATGGCAGAAGCCTAAATGATGAAGTCAGTGATGCCTTCAAACAGCGTTATGAGAAGCTGAGGGAGCAGGCCGGAAATGCCCGAGTCCGCAGCGCCTTTGATCGTCTTTATCAGGCCTCAAGCCTGAAGCTCAATGATCAGGTCAACACCTATGTCACGAGCCAACAGCTCGAATACAAAGACGCAGTTCTTAAAAATCAGCTTAGCCTAGCCCTTAACCAGGCAGCAGACGCCGATCCGGAAACAGCAAGGTCAGGACTTGTTGCGGCTCGTTCTATTGCTCAGCAGATCGGAGACTTTCACGGCACGCCTGTCGACATGATCAAAGTTCTGGGGCCGATCCACGAGCTCCGAGTGAGCAATATGATCGATGCGGGCCAGCTCTCTCAGGCCAAGGCTTACATTGCTCAGCACAAAACCGAGATGGGCCCGAAAGCAGGGCTCAGATTAAAGTCGGCAATGCAGATGGCTTCAGATCGAGCGACTATCAACCGCTACACGGATGAAATTCTCAAGAAGGACAATGGCAAAGCCAGAGAGCTTTTAGACAACATCAATGCTGTTCCGGAAAAGTATCGCGCCGCTGTCAAAAACAAGGTGTACGGAGCCAAGAGAGAGCAGGAAGCGCTTGAGAAGGCGACGAACTACGACAATCTCAATCAGGCTTTTCAGTTTGTAGACAACGGCGAAGAGGTTCCCGCCTCCCTTATGTCGACAATTAAGACGAACGACCGCGTCGGATACGAGAAGATCCAGCGAGCAATCGAGCATCAGAAGTTCCCCTGCACTGAGGATGATCCTGCCGTCCTGGGCAACCTTGAAGAGTTGGCAGAAAGAGATCCCGAAGAGTTTGCGCAGACTAACTTTGATCAGTACCGCGGTTACCTCACAAAGCAGACTATCAAGACTTTGAAGTACAACGTCGAGAAACTTGACGATCAGCAGTACAAGGCTTTCATAGCCAAGGTCAAACAGCGCTGCAATGACGAAAAATTCAACACCAAGAAGACAAAGAATGCTGTCCTGTCAGCTCAATTACTCTATGAGGCTAGAAGCAAACAAGCCGATAAAAACGTTTTGAGTAATGAAACTTTGAACGCAATGGTCAACACTGTGTTTGAGGGACAAAAGCCTGGGTTCTTCTTCGGTTACAACGACGTTTCTGGTGCTGACTTCAGACAGGAGAAGAAGCTGGAATGGGAAGCACTGCCTCAGGCCGGATTCCGGACAAAAGCAACGGAAGCAGACAGGTTAAATGAAGTGAACAAAATCCGAGTTCAGCAACTCAACCTTCCGCCATTACAGAACCTCACTAAACGACAGTCGCAGCTTATTGACGCAAAGATTGGAGGAATTCCTTTGCCCACAGAACTAATGAATAGGGCTTACGCAGAGGCCAAGAGACAAGCTAAGAACGACCCCAAAAATCCTGCTGTCACAAAGAAAGCAGTCAACCTCATTGCCCTGCACATGGCGTTTGGAGAAAAGTAAATGCCGAATTCTTTCATTACAGACGAACAAGCAATTGAAACTCCGGACGGTTCTATGGAAGTTCCGGGAGAACCGACAACCCAATCTGTGGTTGCTCAAGAACCTACTGAAGGACCGACCGTTGAGCCGGTCAATCCGGTTTCAGTTCCTCCCGCCAAGCCGTTCAACCCTTACGAGATTATCGAGCGCGACGCGTATTCTGCTTCCCAATTTGTTCTCGGAAAGGATCCGGGGCGCACAGCGGAAGTCTTGGATATTTCCCGCCAGCTCGGAATTTCTCCGACAGAAGTGGATTCTGATTTTGAAGGATCGAAATACCGCCTTGAGAAACTTCGCACGGCCAACACCTTGAAGCAATCCCCCGGACTTTCTGACTACATAACGAATAATCCAGATAAAGCTCCTGTTCTGAAAAACGACCTTAAGCCGTTGACCAAGACGGACATTCTTCTCAACGAGCTTGCGGAAAAGATGGCCGCACGCAATCCTGCAGAGCCTCCGAAGTCTTTGACTTATGCAGATGAAGAAACCGAGTGGAAGCGGGAGGATGAAGACTATGAGCCCGAGGTCAAAACTCTTGACGGCTGGAGAGCCGGATATTTGTCTGGAGAACTGCAGAACGAGCAGGGCCGTATGTATGAGGATCTGCGCTTAGGCAAGATAACGAAAGACGCCGCTTTTGAAAAGCGTTCAAAAGAAATCGATGACACTCTGGCCGCAGTGGACGAAAAGTTCAAAGACTCTTGGCTGTCCTATCCGACCATGAAAACGATTGGGCAGATGCTCACCGTCAGCGGAGACACTGCTGCTAAGGGTGCTGCTCTCGGTATGGGAGCAGGCGCCTTGGGTTTAGGTGCCCTTGCATTAGCGGGCGCACCTGTTGCCGTCCCTGCTTCCCTTGGAGCACTTGGCCTCATGACAATGAGCGGCGCTGTCATGGAAACCTCAAAGGAGGTTGAAGGCGGTCTTGCTTACAAGGATATGCGGGAGGCGGGCATTGATGATGACGTTGCCCGAAGATTGTCCGGAACGGTTGGCTTTGTTAATGGCTCCTTGGAAGCCATCGGTGACGCCGTTCTCACGAAATTCGGAGGAAAGCTCTTAGGCATTACCGGCTTTAAGCAGATGTTCGGCCAAAAGGTCAAGGAAAAAACAATCGAGGCGCTCAAAAAGCCTACATTCAGAGCCGCGGCGGTTGATGTGGCCAAGGCTTTCACAACGGGCCTTGCAACCGAGGTAGGCGTTGAAGAGCTTCAGGAAATTTCAAACATTGTTGCCGAAGAGGCCGCCAAGAAACTCACAAAAGACGTGCAGTTTGATTCCATTACTCCTGATGAAGTAATGGATAGGTTGGCCGACATCGGGATTGAGACGATTAAAGGCGTCTGGGCACTGGGCCTTGCAGGCGGCGCAGTAGGTATGACGCGCCACATCTCTAAGATTAAAACCGCCCAAAGAAATCAGGAATTCTTCGAGAACCTTAACCAGATCGCTCCGGAAATAACTGCTCGAGAAACCGCACCCGGAGTTGTCTCCGAGGTCGTTCAGAACCAGGCAGAGAGCGCAGGCAAACCCACGATTTACGTAGATGGGGAAATGTTTGCGCAGACAATGCAAGAGAAAAACGTTCGTCTGGAAGACCTGAAGAAGATCAATCCTGAGCTAGGAAATGCTATTCAAAAAGCCGTGGCTTCGGGCGGAGACGTTGAAATCTCTACCGGAGACTACGCCGCCCATATTGCCGGAACTCCTTTCGGAGAAGCTTTGACTCAGCACCTTAGATTCAATCCGGACGAACTCAGTGCCTACGAAGCGAAAAAGGCACGCAAACTTGTCTCTGACTGGGTTGGCCAGAACGATTGGGATCTTTCAACAGAGGAAGGCAGGGAAGCGGCGACAAAGGAAATCAACCAAGCCGTAAACCAAGTTCAAAAGTCTAAGTATGCTCAGGCCTTCGATGACCTGACTAAGAGCATGACTCAAAGCCTTATGGCCAGCAGAATCAGTGGCTATCGAGAGGAGAGAATTGCAAGGCAATATGCTCGGCTGCAGGCGGCCAGTATTGTGCGTTTGGCCAAAGATGCCAATATCGCTCCGGAACGCATTGCGGAATTTGCGCCGAAGATTCAGTCTTCTGCTGGCATTGAACGAACAGAGCTGGTTCAGAAAAGAGCTGGACAGAAAGAGAATCCAGCAGTTTCCGCTCCAGAAAAAACGGCGGAACAAAAACTGAAAGAGGACAGTGATACTTGGGGAAAGCTTGTTGATGGATTAAAAGAAAAACCCACTCAGAACGTGGTGATGCTCAAGCAAACTCCGCTTGTAATGAAATTGATTGGGGCAAAGTTCTTAACGCTTCGGGCTACCCCTCACATGTTTGATGGTGCCCTGCCAGGAGCAAAAAAATCTAGTCCTTCTCACCATATTCATCCCGAGATTTCGAAACGAGTTTTGAAGCAAATTCCAGAAGCGCTGACAGATCCGATTGCAATTTTCAGAGATGATCGGAGAGAAAATACCTATCTCTTCATGCTTGACCTAAAGGCCGAAAATAATCAAAACGTTGTTGTGGCGGTTAAATTTAATGGCCCCGGAAGGCATGCTGAAATCAATTTGGCAAAAACCTCTTGGGGCCCTGAAAATACGCTGTACTTTCCGTTGCAGGAGCAAAATAACGCTTTGGTTTACGCTAATAGCCAAAAAATAAGTCGTTGGAACAAGAGCTCCGGCATCTATAGCCTTCGGGGTTCCAACGACTCAGGTGCTAGTGTAAAGACCGAGGCAGACCTAGTCAAGCTTCGGGAGCTGTTCTCTGGTTATTACCCAGGGCGAACGTACATAATTTTTAACAAAACATCCTTAACTCATTAAAAAGTCGA